GGCGCGCTGAGAATGTCGATCATGTCGTCCTTGTTCGGGTTTCCGATCAGCGGGATTCCGCGCTCCTTCATCATCGCGCGAAGCTCGCGGTGTCCGAGTTCGGTCAGCGGACGCGCGGCTTGCGCGGCGGGCTCGTTGGCTCCGGTCGCGTTCACGAGTCCGGTAAAGGCGTCCGGCGTCCGGGTGTTCGTCTGCTCGGATTTCAGGCGCGCGATCTCCGCTTTCGCCGCCGCAAGTTCATCCGTCAGTCGCTTCACGTCGTCGCCGGATTCGGCCACCGTGACCACCGGCCACCACTTGATCACGTTCGGATGCTTCGCGATGTCGGGCAGGATCGTATTCTGGAACTCGTCCAGGTCGAACTCTGCCGTCTGATGTCGCATGTCCTTCTCGTTGAAGTGGGCGCGGTTATAGACCCTGCCGCTCCTTCCCTGCAAAGAGGGCATGACGTTGCGTGCGATTCCGTAGGTGACGAGTTTGATTTTGGCAGACATAGAGGATTGAAAATTGAAAGGCTGCGCCCCGGCGGAGACATGACGCTCCGCCGGGGCCAGCTATGAACCACACAAACTAGGCGATGACGGGAGCGCCGGGCACGGGCAGCGAGTGGCACGAGACCACGAAGCCGGGGCACACACCGTCAGAACGCTCCACAAGGGCCGCGCCCCACACCTTCTCCGCACCGATTTCATGATCCATGTCATGATTCAGGTGCTCCTCGGTGCGCTTGCCGAACTGCGGGCTCACTTTCGAGCCGTTGATCGTGCCGACGCCGCAGATAAGGGCTTCCGCGCCGAGGCCGAGCGAGCGACCGAACGGGGTGCCGAGGATGTTGCACTCGACCACGAGGGAGCCGATCGGGAATGCCCAATCAGCGGTTTCCCCGGTGAGGCCGAGCACGACCTTGCTGAACAGGGTGATTTCGAGGCCGGTGTTGACCTTGAAGCCGAACACGCCCCACACGCCCGTCGAGGGGTTGATGACGAGGATGTAGCGCAGCGTGGCGGTGTCCGCGGCGATGGTGGCGCCCCAGTGGTAGGTCCACGGGGCGTTGCTGAAGTAGCGGGTGTAATCAGGGGCGGGCAGGACTGCTGCCGCCGCCGCGCTGCCGCCGCCCTTCACGGCGATGGTGCCGCCATTAACCGTGGTGCCGCTGAACGTCGGAGCGAGTGCCGTGCCGAGATAGAGGCGCGGGGCGAGCAGGGATCCAATCGGTCCCCAGTTCCCGTGATCGAGCTGGTCCCAGCGGTAGATCCCCACGGAATCCCAATCCACGAAGTTGCCCTTGAACTGCGGGTTCTTGTCCCCGCGCTCACCCGCCAGGCGGATGCCGGCGAGGTAGTCGCTTTCGCTCTTGAGATGGCTCAGGGCGTAGTGCGTGCCGAAGACCATGTAGTTCTTCACGCGGCTGCCGCCGGAGTCCATCGCGCCGGTCGCCATCGGAAGCGCGCCGTTGCTGGTGAGGATGTTCCGCGTGTTGCCGATCGTCGCGGTGTCCATGTAGTGCGCCGTCTTGATCGTCGCGATGGTCGAAGGGCCGCCCACCGTGAACATCTTGTTCCGGCTGGACGCCTCAGACTTCGCGATCATGAGGCGAAGCATATCGTCGTTGTTCTTGATGGCGTGCTGCTGGCTCAGGCCCTGCTTGATCATGCCGTCGAGACGACCGCCGACCATCGTTTCATCGCGGGCGACGCTCTGGTAGCCCACGCCGAACCACTGGCGACCGATCTTCACGTCGAACGATCCGGCCTGAATCTTGTTGGCCGAACCGGTGCGGACGCCCGCGCCCTGCACGCCGGGGCCGCCGAAGCCGCCGTAGGTCGTGACATGCACGGTGGAGCCGGACACTTTCTCGGTGTCGGTGATCTTGACGATGGCCTTGCCTGCGTCGCCTTCACCCATGAATCCATCCGCGAGCGGATTGTCCTGGTATGCGGCGTCCGCGCCCTTCACAACTTTGAGCGCCCAAATCTCCTGTTCGAGATTGGCGTTCTGCGTGGTGAGGTCGCCCTTGGTAGTGGCGTTGGCGACCGGGTAGCTCGTGCCGAGCGCCGGGACAGTGAGGAATCCGAACAGCGCGGCGAGAGCCAGCGGGCCGGAGACGAATGCGAGTGCGGCCACGAAGAGCAGCCGGAAGATATTGCGATTTTTCATTGGATTAGAGATGTGAGATTTGGGTTGGGTTGTTGGTGGACTACCTGCGCAGCACGTATCCCGAGTTCCCCGGAGTGGGTGATAGCTTCTCCAGGTCTGCGAGACTCATGTTTGCGGCTTCTGCGAGCGAGAGGGCCTTTGGCGCGGGCGGTGTCGCGGGCGGTATGCTCGCGGCCCCTCCTGCAGTCGTGGGCTTGCGGACTTGCGGCGTCGGTTGGGTTGCGGTCGCTGCCGCTTGCGCGGGGGCGTCCGACTCCATGAGCGCGGCGAGTTCCTTGGCGACCGGGGTTCCGTTGTCGGCGGCGCGCAGTTTCGCCAGTTGCATGGCGGCTTCGGCGGCGATGACTTCGGGAGCCTTCGGATCACTCAGGAGAACACTGCGAGCGGGATCTTTGGCGATCGACTCGATGCGTGCAGCGATGGCTTGGGCCAGTTCGGACCTCGGATCGGTGGATGAAGGGAATTGCCCCTTCGCGGCCTTGATTGAGTTCGAGCGTTCTGTGGCGAATGCGTCCTGTTTTTCCGCGACGGCTTTCGCCTGCTGCGATTCAACGACCGCCTTCTGCCACCTTAGTTGCTCGATCTCGTCCTTGGCCTCCTCCAGCTCCTCGGTGCCGAGTGACTTCGCGAGTTCCTTTCGCCGGTCCATCGCCGCATTCAGCTTCTCGTCCAGTTCCGTCAGCGCGTCGCCGTGCTGTGGTTCGGGTTCGGGGTCTGGTGTGGCTACGGGCGCCTGCTTCTGCTGGCGCGCTTCGACAATCTCGATGCGCTCCTTCAGGCTTGGCACCGTCTCCCCTGCATCCTTCAGCGCCTTGCCGAGCGCAATCGCTTGCTGCTCGGTGTCGCTGAACTGTGCGGTGGAGACGCGGTTTGGCAGGATGCGATCCGATTTCGGGTCCGCGGGCGGCGTGGTTTCGCCTGCCTGCGGTTCCGGTTCGGTCGTGGTCGCTGCGGGAACTGCTTCGGTTTCTGGCTGGTTCGCGGCCTGCATCCTCGCCAACTCCGCCTCTTGCTGTGCAAGAACGTCATCGAAGGGGTTGCCGGTCGCGGTTTGAGTCGCCTGCGTTTCCGCGGGCGTTGCTGTCGCTGCTGCGCTTGCGGGATCTGTGACCTCCGCTGGTGCTGTGTTTTCCATTGCGATCCGCCGCGTCCTGCATCGGCTCGGATATGGCAAGAAAAAAATTCAGCGAAAGATTCAGCGCGCCTTTTTGGGCACGTATTGGCAGAACACCAGCTTGGGCGGCTCAGTTGTGTTTGTCCCATTTTCGTTCCGCTTCTTCTCCCATGCGCGCAGCTTTTTACGAATCTCTTTGTTGTTCAGCACAGTGGATCCCAAGCTGTTGAATGCCGCCGGTAGTGATTTGTTCATGGTTCAGATTTTTACCGCTTCCCGCCCCACCCCGCGCAAATCACGACGAGGCCCGCGAGGATGAGCACGGCGGCGATGCCCATTGCGGATGCGAAGTTCATAGCCGGGCAAACTGCCAGTGCATCCAGTCGAAGTTCCGCGCCCGGCCAAGGCTGACCGCGCCTTCGCCCTCGATGATGCGCCACATGGGCAGGTATTCGGGCCGCGCAAACCGCGCAGTGCGCTTCGACTCTTTGAGCATGTTCCTGTCCGCGTCGAGATCCACAGCACAGCCCCACGAATGAATGCTCCATTGGCTGCTGCTCCCGCGCTTGAGCCGCACATTCAGACAGCCCCCAAACTGGTCGATCCCCAACTCGCGCAGCTTCTCCTCGCCGTATTCGCCTTTCAGCTTCGTGAACACGCGCAGCATCGCGTCCGCTATGGCGAAGAGTGCCGCGAAAAACATCGTGGCGTAGAATAGGCTGTCGCGGTTCTCGGGCGAGATCATAGATTTTCGTCGAGGAGCTTCAGGATGCCGAGCCAGTTCTCTTTGGTTTTAAAGTAAATCTCCATCGTGGTTGCGCCGCCTTTTTCGTTCATCAGGTAGATATCGAGGCCGTAGAGCGAGGTGTCGTCCTTGTAGGCGTAGTAGCCTTTGAAGTCGATCTGATTGAACGTGAACATTACGTAGCCGTCCACATAGACCTTGATCCGCCCGTTGAAGATTTTGAAGTTGTATTTTGTCACAGCCGCGCAAACTGCCAGTGCATCCAGTCGAAGTTCCGCGCCCGGCCAAGGCTGACCGCGCCTTCGCCCTCGATGATCTTCCACATGGGCAGATACTCCGGTCGGGCGAAGCGGGCGGTCTTGCTTGTCTCGCGCAGTGCGTTGCGGTCGGGGTCAAGGTCAACGGCGCATCCCCATGAATGGATGCTCCATGAGCTTTTGCTGCCGCGTTTCAGGCGCACGTTGAGGCACCCGCCGAACTGATCGATCCCGAGTTCGTGCAGCTTCTCCTCGCCATATTCGCTGCGCAGCTTTGTGAACACGCGCAGCATCGCGTCCGCCACCTTCTCGTGGCACGTCATCTCGGTGATGCGCGTGGCCTTGTTCCAGTCCAGAACCATCGGGTAGGGCAGGACGATCTGCGTCTGGTTCTCCCCCATCTCGCCGTAGAACTTCGGGCACTGCGCTTCGGTGGGCCAAGTCATCGG